AGAAAAGGCTATCATTTGGGGAGGAAATTATTTTGCCGACTTACTTCCTGCAAAGAGAGGCTGGATATATTGGTCAAAAGGTCAAAACGGGTTAACGATGAGTGATGGTGAACTTGCTTGGACAACAGAAGATAAAGCATTGAGAGCAATAGAAGTAAACAGAGGAGCTTTGAGAGGCAGCGTTCACCCAACGCAAAAACCTATTGAAGTGATGACTTTTTGTATTGACTGGGCAGTAAATGCTAATTTAATTTTAGACACTTTCTTAGGCTCCGGCTCAACAATGGTAGCCGCCCACCAACTTAAACGAAAGTGTTATGGCATGGAACTTGACCCGAAGTATTGCCAAGTCATTATTGACAGAATGAAAAAACTTGACCCAAGTATTGAAGTCAAAATAAATGGCCAAGCATACGAGCCAAAAGAGCAAACAGAGTAAGAGACGATGAGTGAGCAAAACAGAACCGTACAGCAAAAAAAGCTGATGATTGAGGCCCTTGAGAAAAGCCTTGGCGTGGTCACTACTGCGTGCAAGGCTTGCGGCATTCCTCGCTCAGCTCATTACAGATGGATGAATGAGGATCCAAACTATGCGGCATCTGTTAACGATTTAGAAAACCTCACACTTGACTTCGCAGAGTCAGCACTACACAGGCAGATAAAAGAAGGCAACACCACCGCCACAATTTTCTTCTTAAAGACAAAAGGCAAAAAACGTGGCTACATCGAACGCCAAGAGCTCACGGGGGCGGAAGGCAAGCCGCTCAGCGGCCAAAGTAAAACCGACTACTCGAAACTCAGTACAAAAGAGCTTGAGCAGTTATACGGACTACTCAGAAAGGCAAATACAGATTGAACTTGCGCGTAGGTCTCTCAAGTGGTTCGTTGAGTCAACTATGCCGGAATATCAGTTCTCCTGGCACAATCAACTACTCATTGACAAGCTGGAAGCCTTCGCGCGGAAAGAAATAAAGAGGCTGATGGTGTTCATGCCTCCGCGCCATGGTAAGTCTCAGTTAGTCAGCCGACATCTTCCTGCATACCTTTTCGGTCAAAACCCAGACGCACGAGTGATTGCCTGCTCATATTCCGCAGACCTTGCTAGCTCCATGAACCGAGACGTTCAGCGAATAGTCGACTCTGATGATTACCGCGACATTTATCCCGAGGCGCAAATTAACTCAAAGAATGTGGTTACGACCCAAACTTACTTGAGGAACTCGACAATCTTTGAGATTGTAGGCCGAAAAGGTTACTATGTCAGCGCTGGCGTCGGTGGCCCAATCACAGGTAAGGGCGCAGACTTCGCCATCATTGATGACCCGGTAAAGAATGCAGAGGAGGCTAACAGCCCGACCATTCGCTCCAAACATTGGGAGTGGTACACGTCAACCTTTTACACGCGACTTGAGAAGGATGGCTCCATTCTCATCACACTTACGAGATGGAATGAGGATGACCTTGCTGGCCGATTGCTGAAACTCCAAGAGCAAAGCCCCGAGGCTGACCGATGGGAGATAGTCACATTTCCAGCCATCAAGGAAAACGATGACAACGCTGACGATCCTCGCCAAGTTGGTGAGGCGCTTTGGCCTTTCAAGTACCCGGTTGACAAACTAAATGCAATCAAAGCCTCAGTCGGTTCGCGCGTCTGGGCATCACTTTACCAACAGCGGCCAGCCCCCGAGGAAGGCGGCCTCATCAAAAAGGACTGGTTCGCTCGATATCATCCCGAGCAACTGCCTCCCAATCCTGTCGTGAACTTCTACCTCGATACCGCATACACCGAAAAGCAAAACAATGACCCGACTGCTATCATCGCCTACACCATGCATCAGCAAAAGCTCTACATCTTGCGATGCTCTGCTGTCAGAAAAGAATTTCCGGAACTTATACCCTATATTATTTCGTTCGCAAACGAGAACGGATACACGACTCGCTCGCGGATAGTCATCGAGCCAAAAGCCTCAGGGCTGTCTGTCATCCAAACATTGAAAAAAGAAACAGGCCTCAACGTGATTGCAGACAAGCCACCGAAGGATTCCAAGATTACGCGAGTAAACGCAGTCAGCGCCATCATCGAGGCTGGCCGCGTTCTGTTGCCCGAGTCTGGTGGTTGGGTTGATGGATTCATTTCTGAGTGTACGGTGTTCCCAAATGGGGCGCATGACGACCAGGTCGATTGCTTGGTCGGCGCTATAAATCAATCATTTAAGCCGCGAAGTATCGCACAAATGATATAAATACCCTAATTTTGTATAAATTACAGCCATAATGGTGACAATCGAACAAGGCATACAGGCGCTTCAAGACACGGTCAAGTTTGACCTACGCCATCCGCACTACAACGACACAGTTGAGCTGTCTGAGTTCCTCTACAAGCTGGTCTCAGGCAAGGAGCAGGAGGAACTCATCACTCACTACAAGATGCGCGAGACCGACGAGCAAAAGGCGCAACGCGTGCATCTGACTCGCACGATGACCAAGTATGCCTCCCAACAAATCATGAATTTCTTCGGTCGGGTTCGTCGCTCAGACAACCGAAAAAAGACCGTTAAGCACGACAACGAGCAGTCTCTTGAGCTGATTCAAGCGCAAGAGATGAATTTCCACGCTGGTCAGTCGCTCGAAGATTATCTGTTCGCGACTCTGATGAGCCTCACGTTCATGGATCCCAACAGCTTCATTCTTTTCGAGCGCAAGGATGAGCGCGGCCCACAAGGCGAGATAGTCAGCACGAAGACCTATCCGGTAATGGTGTTGTCTGAGCAGACGCTGAATCACCACTTCGAGGATGGGAATCTGCAATGGATAGTGGTTCGCATGAACCGGCACGATGTGGCAAGAATCGAGGGCTATGAGGGCGAAGAGCTTGAACATATTGAAAGAGAAGATTTCTATTTGTACGCAGCAGGCTTCACAATCGAACTCAAAGAGATGAGCAGCATGGCCGGCATCGAACTTCAACCCGGTCAGGAGTGGATGGTTGTGGATTCAAAGTTCTCGAACGAAAAGAAATACTACCTCCAAACGGTGTACAATCCCGGCACCACCGAGATACCAGTCCATCCGGTCGGTGCTTACTTCAGCCAAGAAAACCCAGCCATCTACACTTCCCCACTTGAGCCAGCGCACGAGGTCTTCCATGACCTCATCAACCTCAAGTCTGAGTTCGACCTGACAAAGGCCTTGCACACATTCCTTCAAAAGATTCAGTACGCGCCACCTTGCGACTTTGAAAACGAGTACGGTCATTGTCAATCTGGCTACATTGCCGGTCAGCCTTGCCCGAGCTGCAAAGGCACAGGGGTCGAGATTCATAAGACTACGCAGGATGTCATCTTGGTCAAGTGGCCAGCATCAAAAGACGAATGGATACCGCTTGAAGATGTCGCGCACTACGTCGAACTTCCCGAATGGCTCCCCAAGTGGCAGGCTGAGCAGTTGGAGATTCTGCTCAAGCGCATCAGCCTCGCGGTATTTGGGACTGAAGTATTCACAGCCCCATCAGCTGGAGCGCGGACAGCCACCGAGGTCATGATTGAATGGGAAAAGGTCTACGACAAGCTCACACCATTTGCGCACAAAGTCTCAGAGCTTTACCGAGCCGGCATTCGCCACATTGCTGAGTACCTTGAAGTGCGTGAAGGTCTGACAGTTGACCACAAGTTTCCATATGACTTCAAGTTTGAGACAATCAATGACCTCCTTGTGATGCTTCAAGCAGCAAAAGACTCGGGCGCTTCTTTTGAGGTTCAAGACGAGATTGAGCGACGCATACTTGAAAAGCAATATGCCAACACGCCTGAGATGATGAGAAGGATATCTGCCAAGCGCAAGTTCATTCCGTTTAGAGGCAAGTCAGTCGAAGAGATTGCCATCATCCTTTCAAGCAGGGCGGATGATGACCCTGACAAGGTGCTTTACGAGGGATTTGAGCAAATCTTCACGGAGATTGAGGCCGAGAGCCCAGACTTTTATCTCTTCCCTTACGCTGTGCAAAAGCAAATCGTACTTGATAAAGCCGAGGCTAAAGCTCGCGAGGTTCGGTACATGAATAACTTGGCCGGAGCCATGGCGGAGCTGAACGCGATACCACAAGAGGAGGGACTTGATGACGAAATAATTGAATAGAATGTACACCTACACCTATATTGACGAAAACCAAAACAGAGTGACGAAAAATGCAGAAACTCTTCTGGAAATTATTGAAGATTGCGAGCGCTACGGTATTGAGGAGGCGTTTGATGAAAGCGGCAATGATCTCACTCAGGCGATCAAGCAGATACTTGTTGACAGATTCCCGTTTTAAAATGAGCAGATTCCACTACATAATAGACCCAGGTCACGGTGAAATGACGCACGGCAAGCGCTCACCAATCACCGAAGATGGCCGCCAACTGCTTGAATACGAGTTCAATCAAGAGGTAGCAGGCCGATTGTCTGAACTACTCACAGCGCACAGCATCCGCCATTCGGTCACCATTACACAGCCGCGGAATCATGCCGATGATGTTCAATTCAGAGCTGGCTACACCAAAGGCCTGACCGATGTGCTTGACAATGTGATATTTGTCAGCATCCACGGCAATGCAGGGCCGGGCAATCAGTTCAATGACCAGTTCACCGGAGTCGAGACCTTTGCAAATGAAAAAGGCGAAGAGATTGCCGAGATATTTCAGAAGCACCTAGTCAGACGCACAAAGCTCCGCAATCGAGGTGTCAAGGATGGGCGTTGGATTTATGTGCTGCGCAACGCAAACTGTCCTGCCGTCTTAACCGAGAACGGCTTCTTCAATGGTGCGGATTTCGAGATGATGATGACCGACGAATTTAGAATGGAAGTTGCCAAAGCGCACTATGAAGCCATCCGCGAAATTGAAAAGAAGATTAAATGAAAGAAGAAAAGCATCATGATATAAAAGTATGCGACGGTCGCGAATGTCCTTATAAACTGCATTGCTGGAGATTCCTTAAGCCGCGCGGAGAGATGGAAGAATACTTTGATGAGCCACCATTTCAAATTTGGAACTTGATGGACACACCGAATACGAGCAGCACGGCCAAGGGCTTTCATTGTGATTACAT